CGACCAATACACCAACATGCGGGGACGCTCACTACTAGGGAATCATTGAAACATGGCTGATTGTGGCATGATCTCATTCCGTTCGGATGCTTGCGTCCTTAGTTACTGTTGTATATTCGAATTAGGCACTACTAACCCCATGACGTTTGAATTGTCGGGGAAAAGGATGCCACCTGTTTTGTAAGAGATATTCTGGGATCCATCGATGATATTGTCAATTGAGCTGAATTGTCTTGAAAGCACATAATTCACGTCTCCTGTTCCATATTTAGCGACGATACGATAGTAATGTTGGACGTCGGGATCGTCATATTCGAATCTAATCAACTGGCCTGGGGGAAGGAGTACAGTTTCAGGGCACAATAAGCACTCAGAAACTTGCAACCAACCCTTGAGATTAACTTCAAAAGGCATGGTCAAATTGGTTCCGAACAGTTCACAAGTGATGTGATCAGGAACTTGATTGTATAATGGATAACGTGTTAAATATATGGCTTGGAACGATGGTGGTTGCTAGGCTACAACGGAATTACTGGGGTTGAAGAATTCTACTTCATAATCGACCCAGACGTAGCCAAGATTGATGGTACCAGTGGTTCCTGCGGGTGGTGTAATGGCAGAATGAGCCAAATTAATGGAACCCACTGTGGCAACTCCAGTATCGGCTGCGCTAGGGAACGTTTCGTATTGCGGCAAACGATTGAGTTGGTCTTTCTTGACACGGTTAGATGCTGAATTATAAACAGCTGTTGCGAGGGCTCTCATATCACCCGAGACGGCAAGCAGACTTGCGTCAGCCGTGGTCTTACTGGGGTCAGAGTCAAATCTTAAAGCGACTTGACCACCATAGGTGAATGGGACAGATGTTACCCAACGCATATTCATCTTATTAACTCGGAATTTATCATAGAGTCTAGCCATGCCGGTCAACCAGCGTGTGGTGTTCATGTTGTTTCCTGTTGCGACGTTTTCGAACCGAAAGACTCGAATTGCGCCGCCTGCTGGGATCACTCCGGAGGCTACGGTGCCATTGACTTCAACTAATATCTCGGAATTCGATACAATAACTCTGTCGCCCTTATGTTGAAATTTAGGCTGTCCAGTCATATACGTCTGTTGTTTAGATCGTAGACCTTGTCTGGGGACAGAAGCGACAGTTCGTTGTTGATTCATGTTGGTGCGCTGTGATCGTTTACTTGCGCGGGGCTGTTGTTTGTTTTGGTTTTGCGGCGCCATTGCGATGATATCTGCAGGCGTCCTTACGTGTGCACTCGTTAAACGTGTGATGTGTTCTTGGTGTCAGATTGACTGACTGGTGCTTTATTTGCTGCGAGCGTGGAGATGATTGTTTTGACTGCCTGCTCGATTGCTTGTTTGTCGAGGGCTTGCGTGTACCCGCCATGGGATGTGAAATGTTTGTGGCGGTCGCTGGCGGCAGTGAGGGACTGTCGGAGATGGGATTCGACGCGTCCGACCCAATCGTCTCGGGACTTGCAGAGGTCTCTGAAATTATCGGCACTGAGGGGCATTTTGGTTCTTCTTCCTCTTTTGGTTCTGAAGTCTCGTTAGAAACTGAAGGCACGGGGCCAAGGATATCATGGCCGACTGCAGCATTGATTTTATGACGAATAGTATGTCCATTGTCGAGGATTGCTTCTGGTAATCCCTCGATGGTTGTGGCACTGATGATAGCACGCTCAATGGAGTCAAGTTCGTCGGCAGTTAAATCCAACAACTGGCACATAAGATTCCGTAATAGGTCCTCGTTCTCTTGAGGATACGGACCGGACTTAATTCGGTAATCTTCTTCGCCTGTTGCTTGGCGGAGTTCCATCCCTTGAGTTTCCAAAATTTCAATAACACGGCGGCACCACGTCCCAATTATAGGAGTTTTGCAATCAGTGACATAGTAGCCGTATGCTCGATTATACAGAGCTTGTAATGGTGTTATTGTTGGAGGGGACATCGTTAGATGGAGCTTCGCCAAGGTGCGTTCAGGGTCTTGAACTGAATCGTTATGAGTAGCGGGACTGGCATAGATCCTTCCTAAGAAGGGAACTGGACAGCCTGCTAACGGTTCAAGAATGATGGACTTGAGTTGGTGACCTAATTTTGTGGCCACTTCTTCTAATTTTTGCGCTAATCCGGGTATATTGGCACGTATGCGATCATCTGATGCGCCGAGCACCCATTGTTGGACTAGTTGCCATGCCTGCTTCGGGGTGTTTCCTAATTCTCGAAGTGCGATGTAATCATGACGTAACGTTACGAGGTTGTTGTCATTGGTGGTTCCTGGTGAACCACTTAACTGTGAAAAGCCAGGATCATATTTTAATCCTTGCGCAGTAACCCCTTTCGGATTTCTATCAGCTGCTAATATTTTGCTGAGTTCTGCTCTATACGCGTGTGCGCACCAACTTTGATAGACAGCTTCTTTAAAAGCTTTGTCCGCTGCTGAAACATGGCCATCCAGCCGTGAGTAATCTGACACAATAATGCCGTGCGGATATTGACAAATCTCCATGACACGGTCGGATATCTCTTTAGGAGTCATTGATGATGCGAACCATTTCTGGTCCTTCAAACAATCGTTCTTAAACGGAAGAGTAAAACGACTGTAACTCAACTGATGAGACACATAGACTGTG